AAGGTAGGCATCTTGCCATCACCAGTACCAACGTGTTTTAAAATAAGGCCATTGTCAGCAACATGAGTTAAAGTAATTTCTTGATCATTGCCAAATTGAATTGTACCACCATCAGCTAAGAACAAATCAGAAAATTCTTTAGTTGCAGAGCCTAGTGTTGTACCGTCTGCACTAACAGGAAGAATAGATGTACCAATAAGAGGGGAGGTAAGTGTTTTATTTGTAAGTGTGTCTGATGTATTTGTTCCTACAAGCGTAGTTGTTGCTGTTGGAAAACTTATTAAGGCTTCAGAATGATTTATTACATTAGAGCCTTGTACATTAGCATAGTTGCCCATCAAGGCATGACTAGAGCATTGATAATAAAGAATACTAGGAGTATCTTCATCCACATCTATTTGTGTATATGCACCAGCATTTCCCGGCGTACCGCTTGTTGTAACGCCTGTAGTGTATGCTGTAGTTTTATCAGCATCTAAATAAAATCGTAACGGGTGTCCTGAATTACTGCTATCTGCTTGGTCAAATTTATAATAATACCCTGAATCAGATGTTACATTATCTACACCATGTAATGTAAGTGCAGGGGCTTCTACTTCATCTAAAAAATAAGCACTGCTGCTTCCATCATCATAATAAGGATGACTTGTTGTTTTAGTTGCAACTTTAACCACTACTGTTGTAGGAGCAGAAGAACTACCGTATGAAGCAGAAAATACACCTATATTATGTAAGTTATTTTTTTGACCATCTAAATCTCCACCTAGTTGTGGGGTAGTGTCATCTGCTACATTAGATATGGCACCAGAAGTAGCAAGGCCAGATACTATAGTACTTCTAGTAATTTTCTTTAGTCCACCACCTGATGTATCTACTGCAAGAAATACATCATCATTTGCAACAGTACCAATCTCATCTAAACTACCTACAGCAGTAGGATTAAAGTTAGTACCATCAGCTACAAGAATGTGACCTGCAGTGTTTGTTCCCATAGTAAGATCATCACCAGAGATAGTAAGATCACCTGAAATTTCTACGTTACCATTAATATCTATAGTAGTAGCTGCAATCTGCACTTCAGTGTCTGCAATAATATCTAGCTGTCCATCTGCACTAGAGTTAATAGACAAACCACTGTCACGAAACTGTATCTTCTTATCTGTAGCTACAGTAGTATCTGCTGCAATGCTAGTAATGTCAACAGCATCTAAGTAAGCGGTACCATCCAAGTACAAGTCACGCCATTCTTGACTAGCTGAACCTAAATCGTATGTATCATCTGTGTTAGGAATAATGCTTGAGTTTACATCAGCACCAAATACAACGTTATCAGTAGCTGCATCACCCATTGTGATTGTACCACCATTAAAGGTAGTAGTACCTGTTACTGTAAGATTACCACCAACACCTAAGTTACCTGATATATCAGCAGCACCATTAATATCAATAGTAGTGGCTGCAATCTGTATCTCTGTGTCTGCTACAATGTCAAGTTGACCGTCAGCACTAGAATTAAGATAGATAGCAGTATCACGAAACTGAATCTTCTCTGTTGACGCAATAAGTAGATCATCAGAAAACTCAAAGTAATCCTCATCCTCCATCCACTTTAGTACGCCATCATTAGTTTCACCATCAAAGGTTATAACAATGTCTGTACCTGCAGTTCCACTACCAAAAGTAATAGCATGACCACCTAGTGTACTAATAGGACCACCTTCACCAGCAGTACCATCATGTGTGTGTCCTGTACTTGCAGCAAAAGCAGCTAATAACTGATCAAACTCATCATTAGTGTGATCTGCCGTAATGGTATCACCATCTGTGTATGTTGATTGTCTTGTATATGTAGCACCCATCTAACGTCTTGCTCCTAATTGATATTCTAGCTGAAACCCTTTGAGAGAGTAAGGATTACTTTGTCCATCATCCTCTACCCTTAAAACAACAGAAAAACCTGATCCTTCAACTGATTGCCTATCAAGAGGTTCTTGCCCTCCACCATACGCAAACTGAGTTGTGCTAGATGTTGTACTATATAATGCAGTACCATATGATGCAGCTAAGTTAGTTGTATCAAACGGGTATACGGCGGGTCTTGCAGAATCTTTATTTTCATTATCGTACCTAACAAATAAGTCTGTGTCAACACTTCCTTCAGGCTTATAGTTAATAATAACTTTTTGCATGTGTTTTCGTATGCCGGGATCACCAAAAGACATATCAGGACTTCTATATTTACCTGCTATAACTGTCCCATCAAAAGTATTACCTGTTTCTTGTCTTTGCACAAAGCCATCTACATCGCCATGTAATACAACTACGTCACCTTCTTCAACATTAGAAGATGTACAAGTAACTTTTAAACCTTTTAATTCAGAAAACTCAAACGCTTCTTTTTTAAGAACGCAAATAGCACCTTTAGAAAGGGAAGCCGCTTGCCCATCTTTAGTAAAGAATATTCTGTATTGTGTTTTATCAGGTATAACTACGCTATCAAAAGAACCTGCATCTTTAATGTTTTCATCAAAAATAGGTTGAATGTTTTTACTAATAGTACCAAGTTCTGTATCACCAATACGTGCAGTCGCAGCAACAGTACGTAACCCATCTGGCCCAAGAAAGATTAAGTCACCTGCAAATTCCTGTACGGTAAAGCTGTTAATGCAACCAATGTTTCTTGTAACGGCAGTAATAGAAAAATCTGCTTGACTACTTCCTGTTAATTTAAAAATTCTGTTTTCACAAAAAATAAACAAGCTATCACGAAAAACCTTTAGTGCAACTACAGTATCATCAACACTAATACTACCTGCACCAAGGGCTACAGAAAAGTTATCTTCATCAAAAGGTAAACTAAAAACAATTTCTTGTGGTGTATTAGGCATCCCTGCATAAAACATATGTTCCTTGAAAGCAGTAACAAGTTTAGCACCTGTTACAGTAGGAGGGAATAAATCAGAGACAGCAGCACCAATAGTATGATCTGCTGCAGTACTCCCACTAGCAGCCCTAGTTACCCCTGTAAAAGTAGTTGCACTAAGTCCCGTATATGTAAATATCTCACTATTAATTAATATAGACTCAGTACCAGAACTAGGATTAATAAATCCTGCAGTACTGCTTACCGTAATAGTACCTGACCCTGACATGGTTGTAGTAGAAGCAATATCTGCACCTAATGATGTATCCTCACCTGAAGCAGCATTAGGAGAGGAAACGGCTGTACTACTTATATCTGCAGAACTAATAACAACAGGATCATTAACTCCGTCTACGCATATAAGTTTTTCAGTGCCGTTAAAGTTAAATCTCTCAAAATGGTACTTACCTGCATTAGTCCTACCTGTAACTCTTTGAGTCCAACTTTCTGAAATAACTGCACCTTTTAAATGTGCAGCAGCAGTAGTACTAGAAGTGGCTCTAGTAACACCAGTAAAACTACTAGCAGTAACTCCTGTATATGTAAATATTTCTGAGGCTATTTGAAGAGTACCACTAGAAGAAAAACCTGTAGTACTTTTTACACTAATTGTACCTGCACCTGACATGCTAGTATTTGCTGCAATACGAATTGATAAAGTAGTAGAAGCAGAGGTATATATTCTTTCACCCCTAGCTGCCACAACTTTATCTGCAAACAAAGTAACCATTAAAGGCTGTTCAGCAGTGCTGTTTGTAAAAGGTACAACTTGATTTACATGCTTAGAATAGCCATTAATTCTTCTGTAACCACCTGAAATATCAGGCTCAAAGTTAAGTAATTCTATTGCTTCACCCGGTTGCATTAAAAAGCTAGAGCGACTTAAAACTAAGCCGCCTTCACAGTTAAATGCTACTGGTTGTACTTGTGAACTATCTGGCATTAACTGACACCTGACATAAAGTTAGCAGAACCACGTGGTCTATTAATTACAGTTGATCTAATATACTCATACTTATTAATTAACAAGCTTTGCATGTTTTTAATACCTTGCTCAAACCTACTAAAGTTTAACTGGTACTGATTTAACTCGCCACGATACTGATACACAAATGCAGTAGCACCATCTACTATTACAGGTGCAAAACGATCAGGTATGCTTGTAGTATCACCATGTGCAGATAAATCAGCAGGGAAAGTGTAGTAGTCAAAAACTAACGCATAAGCTTTGTCAGGATAAGGATATAAGAGGTAGTTGTTATCAGGTGTGCGTACAATACTTCTAGGTACACCACCACCCTCAAACTGTGTAACTGCCACACCACTAGAATGTGCGGCAGCAGTTGTACTATTTGCACCCCTTGTACAACCTGTAATATCGTTACCTAATATACCAGTGTAGGTGACTTGCTCACTGCCTATATGTACTGTGCCTGTAGCATCAAGCCCTGTAGTAGATGCAAGTGTTAACGTAGCTACACTATCGGAGTGTGAACCGTTTAGCGTAGTAGCTACAACATCATCTTCCTCATTAGCGTAGTCTTTTTCAATATACTCATTATAGCTCAACGTTGCTAGGTTATTACCTGCTGCATTAAGATCAGTGTCTCTCTTAATTCTTGCTGTGCTATAATCAATAGATTTTGTACTTGTAGGCACTGTGTATCTACATTGACCAGCTACTAAGGTAGAAGAATTACTAGCGTGATTAAAAGAATATCCAAACTCACGTTGATTGATGTATCGTATTGATTCATTTACTGCATTCTGACATTGTATCTGTACACCCCTAGCACTTGTAAAGTTACTAGAAGTAAGCTCTACTTCATTCATACGAGTAATAACATTATTAGTTAAAGTAAGAAAAGTAAGAGCCATTATGTTTCCTAAATAAATCTTTTATGCCCCAAGAGTTTTTTGTTGCATAGGTTTGATACACTAATGGGGCCAGCACGTAACCAGCCCCAAAAGTTATTGACTTATGCCAAGAGGTCACGGTCAACTTCCGTTGCTGCAACACGGCCACGAGGACCAGTATCAATGCAACAAGCTACAAGACGTAGAATGCCCGATGTAACATCTGCAGAAGATGCAATTAACTTAACATCAATCGTATCTGTAGTTGTTACATGCGCCGTAAACGTATCTGCAGCAGCAGTATTTACCACCATACTTTGACCATTTGTTCCTGAAGCTAAGAAACCAGCAGAAGAAACGTCACCACCATCAACAATATCATCACCAGCAGCAAAATCAATATCTACTGTTGGGGAAGTACCATTAAAGGCTGTTTCAACTTCAGCACCTGCAAACAATACCAAAGTGTTAGCAGGAATTTCTAAAAGCTGAAAGATGTCTCCGTTCGTACAAGAGTAACCATCTTCAACCATTTTAGCAATGTCCAAACGTGCTTCACGCATGTACATTCCCATTGCTTGATAGCGAGAAGTAGCTGCTGCAATGCTGTCTGAATCAACACCAGCAGTAGCTTTCGCGGTCATATCAAAAGTAGCCATTATATAACTCCCTTATGCTGCGTTATAACGGGCAGTGACGATTGCTTCTGGACGAAGAATCTTCCTACCGTATAGATGCATACCACGAACAATGTCAGCAAAGCTGTCAGGGTCACGATATGTTTCTGTTTTGTTGATCTGCTCTGCAGTTGCGACAGCAGAATCATGTCCTGCAACAATAACACCAAGGTTGGTGAGTTGGTTTGCAGTGCCTGATGTTCCCGGTCCAGTGCCTAGTGCTGGCAAGTTAGACGAGGAATATACACGGAAGCCGTGGAAGTTGTTAACGGACAGACCGTTACGCAAACCACCTGATTCACCGAAATCAGCGTTCATGAAGCGTGAATCTTCATCAGCAAGGATTTCCATAAATACTGGATCAACAATAAGCCAGCGACCTTGTGAGTCAACTTGCTGTTGATCAAGCAAACGCTTCATGCGTGAGATAATCATTGCAGGTGAAACGGTAGCAGTTGGCAACGAAGTCGCTCCCGGCATACGTGCAGTCACAGGAATTGAGTGAGTGCCAGCAGACGTTGTAGTGATGTTACCAAAGTCACCTTTATGCAGTTGCATAGAGGAGAGCAGTTCGTTGGAACCTGCAGAAGCTACAGCTTTAGTACCATTAACAGTTGTGTTAAGGGTATCACCTTTGCTGTGCAAAGAAGACTGCTTGTAGCCTGACATGTACGCAAGAACTTCTTGGTCATGATTGTCTGCCAAACGATAGGCAGCACGGCTAGTTGCAAGGTCCATGAAATTGACATGGCTGTGAGCCTCTTCAATATCATCCATCTTAAAAGCAAAGTAATTAGCTTTGTCAATAACCAAATTAAAATCTTCATCGTCTAAGTCTTGTGCTGTGACATTTGTGCCACGTGCATACTCAGAAACAGAGATTTCTGGTTCTTTGATAATCTTGACTGTATCGCCTTGTGCAGCGATTTCACCAAAATAGTCTGAGTTGGTAACGTCACCAACTACTGTACTCTTGCGGAATGCAAGCTGTACTTTTTTTGAATAGATTACGGGGCTAAAATTACCGTTTGGTAAATTCCCATAACCTGTTGCGGTTGTAAAAGCCATAATGAATCCTCCATTGAATGTTTGGCTTAGGTTTAAGTAAGCTTAACACAAGTTG